GATATGAATGGCACTCGAGTAGATTATAATACGAAGTTTTTAGTTAGTGGTTTTGAAATGGAATACCCAGGGGATCCAAAAGCTCCAGCCGGAAATGTAATTAATTGCCGTTGCAAAATCGCAGTAGTTACAAAAGTTGATGAGGACGGCCTTCCACTATTAAAAATAAAAACATAAAAAAAAGATGCAAATTAATTTTGCTATTAAATAATTAATACATTTGTCAAATGGAAACAATGAATTTTAAACAAATTGCCTACGATTTAAAAGAGCTTGACGATACCAAAGGAGTCGTTACTGCTTACGCTAACGTATATAATAATACTGACTCAGATGGGGATATCTCTGCTCCTGGTTCATTTAGTAAAACAGTAAGCGAGAATTTTAAAAGGATTAGAGTTTTAAAAGACCATAACCCTACTATGATGATAGGAGTACCTTTGATGATTGATGCAAAAGACTCATACGGATTACTTACTACTTCTCAATTTAATATGAATAAGCCATTAGGTAAGGATATGTTTACCGATGTTAAATTGATGCACGAGTCAGGCCTTAACGCTGAGCTTTCGATAGGTTACAATGTAATGCAGAGAGATAGCAAAAACAAATCAATTATTAACGAGTACAAATTGATGGAATATTCGTTTTTATCTAGTTGGGCAGCTAACGAATTGGCAACAGTACAAAATATAAAAGCCATTAAAAGCCACTACGGTTTAATGGAATTAATACAAAAATCTTACGACTTGGATTATTCAGACGAGAGACTAAAACAAATCGAAAACTTATTAAAAGCACTTGACAATGAGCCGTCACAAGATGACACTTTGAAAACTGAGCCGCTTATATTAGACACGTTAAAATCATTTACAAACTCTTTAATCCTTAAATAAAAATGGACGAGAAATTACTAGCCGAATTGGCAAACATTAAAAGTGGCTTAGAAACAAAAACAGCCTCAGAAGTAAAAAGCGCAATCGATGCTTTCGAAACTAAATTATCAGCATCTAACAAAAACCAATTCGAAGCAGAATTGAAAGCGGTTAGCGATGCATTGGAAGTTAAATTGGCACAAGTGCAGGCTCACGCTGACAAATTGGACTTAAAATTACAAAGCAATTCAGTTGTAAACTCAAACGAGGATACACTTGTAAAAGCTATTAATGACAACTTTGATGGTATCAAAGAAGTAAGAACAGGAAAATCTGTACAAGTGAAAGCCGTTGGAAATATGACTTTGGCAGTTAACTTGACTGGAGATGCTCCAAGAGTTTACAGTGCAGAGGTTATATCTGTACCTGGTCAATTGTTAAATGTTGCTGACCTTGTAGGTTCTGTAAACATTGACGGAGGTATTTATACTTACCCAAGAGAAGCAGCCGGAGAGGGTTCAATCACTACTCAAACTGAAGGAAGCGCAAAATCTCAAAGAGATTACGACTTTACAATGGTGGATCTTGCAACCAACTTTATCGCTGGTTTTGTACGTTACTCTAAGAAAATGGCAAATAACTTACCTTATTTGACTTCATTCATTCCTAACGCTTTACGTAGAGATTACGCAATTGCTGAGAATGGGATATTCAACGCTGTTTTAGCTGCTGCTGCAACTGCTTCAACTCAAATCATTACAGGTAAAAACAAAATTGAAATGTTAATCAATGAGGTTGCTACTTTGGAAGGTTTGAACTACGCTCCAAACGGTATCGTTGTAAGACCATCTGATTACTATGATATTTTGAAAATCGAGAAATCAACCGGAGCTGGTTACGGACTTCCTGGAATTGTAACTTTGGAAAATGGTCAATTGCGTATCAACGGAATTGCTATTTACAGAGCAAACTGGGTAGTTGCTAACAAGTACTATGTTGGAGATTGGTCTTACATTACTAAGGTAGTAACTCAAGGGTTATCTTTGGATTTCTCAGAGACTGAGGGAACTAACTTTGTGAATAACAACATTACAGCTCGTATCGAGGCGCAAGTAGGTCTTGCAGTACAACAACCAGCTGCAATTATTTACGGAGACTTTACGGCAGTATAGTAGTAAATAAGTAGAAAATTAAAACCGTTACAATATTGTAACGGTTTTTTTTATATCTTTGAAATAAAATTTTAAGTTATGGCAAATTATAAAGTAATCAAAGCGTTTTATAAATTAAGCGAAAAGAAAAACTACCATATTGACGATGTAATAGAATTGTCAAAAGAGGATGCGAAATTGATGGATTGGTACGTTGTAGAAATTAAGGAAGTAAAACCAAAAAAATAATGACTAATTATACCGATGTTATTAGTTTAGAGCGTGCAAAGTTATACTTAAAGGTTGACGAACTCCAGACGGTTACAGATGACGAAATCACTAGTATGATAAACTCATCCTTGTCATTTATTGAAAAAAGGACAAACCATATATTTAAAACTAGGAATAAAGTTTATTATATGGATTGCGCTTTGGTGCAGAGCGTAAAAGTTTACGATTATCCGATTGACAATACAGAAACTGAATTTGATATAGTTTACCGACCAACTTATGCAATAGTTCCAACGGTTAACAATATGGTTACTTTAACGATTGGCTATACAAACGTTGAGGATATTCCAAACGAATTGATTGACGCAGCCTTGCAAGTTATTAAAGTATGGTTTTACGAAAGTGAGAAACAAGTTAATACCACTTTAATACCATTATCGGTAATGGAGGCAATTGATGTAAATAGACGATTTATATAATGCTAAGTAGAAAATACGATAAAATTATAGAAATTTATAAATCTGAGGCCGTTGCTGATGGTTTTGGCGGATCAACTTTATCAAATACTTTAGAGTATTCGGTTTGGTCAAATGTAGCAACTAAAAGAGCTTTCGTAAGAAATGAGCAAGGGCAAAACGATAACCTTGTGGAAACAGTTTTTACAATTAGAAACAGAGGCGACTTTTCTATAAATGTAAAGGAAAACTATATTGTTTGCAATCAATTAATTTACAACATTGACTCGGTTTTAAATATAGATTTGGAAGGGATTGATATCGAAATAATGGCAACGCAAAGGCTATGAGCGTAAAAGGTTTAAATGAAGTAATATCGAAACTAAGGGCAAACGCAAAAGAGGCGGAGCAATTAATTGGAGGTATTACTAAACTTACAGCCGAGAAAATGGAGGAAAAGGCTAAGACTTTAGCTCCAGCAAACTTTGGTAAATTAGGTCAGTCCATTAACAACTTTAAAGTAACCGAAACAAGTTATAAGGTTGTGGCCGGTGCGCCTTATGCCGCTTATGTTGAGTTTGGGACTGGAGGACTTGTAAGCGTTCCGAATGAGTTAAAAGATATTGCAATCACTTGGAAGGGAAAAGGAATAAAACAAGTAAATTTGCGTCCTAGACCTTATATGTATCCGTCTTTATTATATGGCAGAAGTTTTTATTTAGAAACATTAAAAAAAGCACTCAAAAAATATGGCACAGTTAAGTAATAGTAATAATCCAAGTAAGTGGGTAAGAAAGGCTATTTTTGACCTTATTAGCGACGATTATGAGTGTTTTGATATGCAAGTAACTGGAAACAACAATCCAAGCGAATACGTTATTATTTCAACTCAGTCAAAAGAGATAAACAAAGCAACTAAATGTAATTACCGTTGGGTTTCTTACACTCTTTTGGATATTGTATCAATTCAAAACGGAGCAGGGAATCCAGGCTCAAGATTGCGAGTTGACGATATTGAAAATGATATTTTTGCACTTATCCAAAATATACAAATAGAAGGATATGAGGTTGTAAATTTAAGATTTGAATTTCCTGACGGACTAGATAATATTTCTACAACTCAAAACGTTTATAGAAATTTTATTCGAATTATCCTAGAATTAAAATAAAGTATTATCTTTGAAATAAAAATAAAAATTAAATTTAAAATATTATGGCATTAAAAGGAGAAAACGGTATCTTATACATTTACCAAACCACTTGGAAACCAGTTGCTTGTTTGACCTCGAACGGCTTAAATACTGCAGTTTCTGTTATTGAGTCACAAACTAAATGTTTCCCTGGAGTTGTTAAAAAACAAGGCGGAATGTTCAGTTATACTATTGACGCAGAGGGAGAGTACATCGACACTACAACTGCTGGAGGCGATACTGCAAAGAAATCTCACGATGCTTTGTTCTTATTGCAACAAGCTAGAACTATGGTGCAGTGGAAAATCGATACTGATATTACTAACGCAACCAGTACAAAATATTACGGAAACGCTTTAATAACTGATTTAGCTTTGACTCAAGGAGCTGGAGACGAATTAAGCACATTTTCATTAACTTTGGACGGAGACGGAGAAGTTTTATTGACTGATCCAACGGACTAAATTTATGAAAAAAATAACCTTACTTTTAGGAGGCCAAAATAGAGACTTTCACTTTGGAATAGGATTTTTAGGGATGTTCTTAGATAAAAACAATATCAAAGTTGGTGATGTTTTAGATTTTATGAAAGACAATCCTTTTAAAGCCATTCCAGAATTAATGTATTGTTCTTTATTGTTTAATTACCAAAGAAACGGATTGACTGTTGATTTTGACTCTTGGGATGTTGCAGAGTGGATTGATGAGGCCGGAGGAATAAATGGATTAGAAGTTGAGCAGTTTTCAACTGCGTTTCTGCAATCAATGACCAAAGACGTTCCACAATCTCCAGAGGTAAAAAAAAAGGTGACGAAAAAATAAACTGGCAAGAGGATGTAATTTCTTTTGCAATAGGAGAGTTAAAAGTGGCGGGTTTGGATGCGGTTTACGAAATGACGTGGGCAGAATTTCAAATCCGCCTCTTTGCGTTTAAAAGAATGGAGATAACTGAGTATTCAAAATTAAGGGAATTAATGTGGATTAGTTATATAGCTCCTCATTTAGATCCTAAAAAAATGGTAAAACGCAAAGAGCAATTAATGCCTTTAACAAATGACAAAAAAAGTTCTGGAGGAGTTTCAGATACACAAAAAGAAATTTTCATAAAAGAGTATAAAAAATGGCAGGAAGCAAGCTCGAAGTAGGAATTGGCGCAGATATAAGCGACTTTTCAAGAAAAATAAAGGAGGTCGAATATGATTTAAAGGAACTTTCAAAAGCCAAGGTTGAGCGTATAAAAGTAGGCTTAGATACTACTGAAATAAATATGCAAATTAAGGACGTAAAGAATACTTTGCGAGACCTTAAAACCACTACAAGAGATACTGGAGTTGCACTTGGCTCTGCTGGTACTGCAATGGGTAACTTTGGAAAGCAAACCGCAAACGGTGGTTCAGCTTTGACTGCATTTTCTCGTATTGCTCAAGATGCTCCTTACGGCATTATTGGGGTAGGTAATAACATAACAAACACAGCCGAACAGTTTGGGTATTTAGTAAAACAAACAGGCTCTGCTGGAGGTGCATTTAAGGCTTTATTAACTTCTTTGACCGGGGCAGGAGGTATTTTATTAGCTGTTTCTTTGGTCACAACTGCTTTTACAATAATGAGCCAACAAGGCTTAACCGTTGGCGATGTTGTAGACAAATTAACCGGTAATTATAACGAGTTTGCTGCCTCAGTAAAAAGTGCAAGAGAAGAGGGTTTAAAGTCAGCCGGTAAAGAAATTGAAAGTTTACGCTCGTTGGTTGCAATTGCTCAAAATGATAACATTGCAAAAAAAGACCGACTTATTGCAGTTGAAAAATTACAATCTCAATTTAATGCTTATTACGGTAATTTGTCAAAAGAGCAAATAATGTACGGAGATTTGGCAAAATCAACAAACGCAGCGACTAAGGCTTTAATTGCAAAATCAATAGCCGAAAAATTAGGGGATAAGGCCGGAGATAAATTTATTGAGAGATTAAACGCTCAACAAAAATTTAATGACGAAAAAAAGAAACTAGATGCTTTTGACTTAGATATACAAAAAAAGAAGGCAAGATTAGCAAATAAAGAGGAAGGCCTTTTTGGATTGACTGCGGATATAATAAGAAAACAAGAGGGCGCTAGAATTAATATTTTAAACAGTATTGAGGATGAGCGTCAAAACGTTATTAAATTAGTAAAAGAGTACGATAGTTTAACTAATATAATTGATAGTTTAAACCAAACTGCTGCTCCATTAGAGCAAACAGCTCCAAAAGCTGTAAAATTATACAATACTCCGCAAGTTTCCGGAGTAGAAAGTGGTTTAATCTCCGCACCATTATTTGACTTAAACTCTATTGCAGTTTTTAACGGTCAAGTTGATGAGTTTGGAAATAAAATAAAATCCTTACCAGGTGTAATTCAAACCTCATTAAATCAAATACCTCCATTTTTCGATAAGGCATTACAGGAGTATACTGAAATAATGTTTAATTTTACTTCAACACTAAATGAGCTTATACAAAGCTCAGTACCAAACGCAATCTCAAATCTTGGCTCTGCATTGGGAGAGGCCTTAGCAACCGGAGGGAATGTTGTCAACGCTCTTGGTAATTCTTTATTACAATCAATTGGAGGGTTTATTTCGCAATTGGGTACAATGTTAATTCAATACGGCTTACTTTTGGTTGGATTTGGTAAAGCACAAGCGGCCTTTTTAGTTGGAGATCCAGCGACAAAAATTGGAGCGGGTATAGTAATGATTGGTTTGGGAGTTGCTGCCTCTGTTGCTGGTTCTGCAATATCATCTTTTGGAAGTGGAAACGGAGCAGGAGCAGGTGGTAAGTCCGCACAAACTAGCGGAGGCTCAAACTCAAACTTTTCAAGCAATACAGGAGGCTTTAGTTCATCAAACTCAGGAAGTGGTACGGTTGTTTTTGAAATAGCAGGGCAAAAATTAATCGGAGTTTTAAGTAATACATTAAACGCAAACAGAAGGCTGGGAGGTCAATTAGGATTATAAAGATGGCAAAAAAAATAGTAATATCGTTTACAGCGCAACCAGTTACAAGCGGAGCTGGTTTTAGTTACAATATAAAGGCAAATGGTATTAATATCCCATACAATAGCGGAGTTATTGATTGTACTTTAAATTTTAGACCAATCGGAACAACTCAAACCTTAACGGATATTCCAGTAGGTGCAAACTTAGCCGAAACGCTAACTATAACATTAGCGCATTTAAGAGCATTTTATGTTAATAGCGTAATTGATTATAATATAGTCGGTAATACAATTGAGGTATTAATTAATGCGGACGTAGTTTTTTTGGTTAGTACCTCTATAAACGCAAATATTATTATAACTCAGTCGGAAGTTGAGCCAAGTTTTTTAAACTTAAAGTATTTTCTAATTTATGGAGATTACAGGCTCGATATAATGCAAAAAAACTACTTAGGTTTTTCAACTGAAATCTTTGGAGCTATAAGCATAAATAAGGGAAGCGTTGAAACTATCTTAGAGCCAATTAGAGGCACTGGTATAAACTTATCTTTAGAGGCAAATTCTGCGCTTACCTTTGACGAGTTTGGATTAGCGGATGAGCTTACTTACAAAACGCAATTAAAAAAAGGCAATCAAATAATTTTTAACGGTTACATTAAACCTGACGGAATACAGCAAAGTTTCGTTAATGACGAGTGGCTTGTGAATGTTGAGTCAGTTGACGGCTTGGGATTATTAAAAGACCTTTCGTTTGTACAAAATGACGGCTTACCTTTTACTGGTAAACTTTCAATGTATGAAGTTATAAAAGGATGCTTAGAGCGTACCGGATTAGTAATGCAAATAAATACTAGTATTGAAATCAATTATATTGGTTATTCTGGAACAAATATTTTAAAAGATACTTATGTAAATTCTGAAAGATTTATTAAGTCAGAAAATGATACAGTTATAATGGATTGCAACGAAGTTTTAAATTCAATCTTAAACTTATTTTCTGGAGTAATAACACAAGAGGA